TACGAATTAGTGATATTTTAAAACTGAAGGTTGGAGATTTAAAGGGAAGCCATATCTCAATGCGCGAAATGAAGACAGGTAAGCAGAAACGAATTCAGATTACTGCAGCATTAAGAAGAGANNATATTGAGTACCACAGCAGCAGAGTTTGGCTTAGATGAGATTGGAACACATACACTACGTAAAACATTCGGATACCATATGTACATGCAGACAAAGAATATAGCCTTGCTAATGGAGATATTTAATCATTCGAGTCAACGAGTAACATTACGATATATAGGAGTAAATCAAGATGCAATGGATAAAGCAATGACTAGGTTTAAAATCTAATCATTGCTTTTTTCTTTTTAATTCTATACAGTTACTCATTTTTATTGTGTTGTGTAACTCAAAAGAGGAAGTGTTATGAAGCTATGAATATCAAGGGCTGTAGCGTTTGGCTTAGTTACACAAAATAGAACATATGGGTAAGTCATACTATTAATCTAATAGAGTGATTTGTTAGAATAAAATGATAAGGAGGTGATAGTATGAAGACCTATATCGTAAACAAATTATTAGTTCAAGGATTAAATGAACAGATTCAATTTGATAGAGCTTATTTATATGTACATAAGACGGATTCTATAAGTTGGAGCTTAGCTGTTGATGAAGTAGAGCAAATCAATACTTTCGTTCAAGCGATTAGAAACAAAGAACATTTGAATATTACTTTTTCTGCTGAGTATATGAATGGGCTATCAGGTAATGTAATGGTCAAAAGAGTAGAAAATGACTCTGTTGAATTAAAGGGATCAGGTAAATTAGAAGGATTTGATGATTAATCAAATAAGTGGCAGAGTCGTGACCGCTTTTTGGCAGTAAATGTGCCGGTTGTTTTGGAATCAACGTGATATATTTGTATTGTGAGTAGTGGCGGAAAACATTGCTTGCAAAATTCCTCTGAAAATGGATCGTCATGACCGGTGGCGATGGTTGCAGATTGGATAAATAGTTGTTTCTTGTTTTCACATTCAACTGCAATTTACGTTGTGTAAACGGAGAAGGGCTTTTGCTCTTCTTCCAGTTACTTAATAGTGTTGGGGCAGATCGGTGTAGCAACATTAGGTGATTGGAAGAAGGATAAAACTTCACGTACCATATTCTATTGTTCAAATGATTTCTAATGCTTTCATGAAATTAAAAACAATAGGAAAAGGTGAGATAACAGATGTTGAATCAAGTATTTAATATGGATTGTTTAGAAGGTATGAAGCTGATTCCAGATAAGAGTGTAGATATGATTTTATGCGATCTACCTTATGGGACGACAGCATGTAAGTGGGATAGCATTATTCCTTTTGATTTATTATGGCAGCAGTACGAAAGAATTATAAAAGATAATGGAGCTATTCTATTAACGGCAAGTCAACCATTTACAACGAAGTTAATCGCTTCAAATATGAAGTTATTCCGTTATGAGTGGATTTGGAAAAAAGGGAATCATGTAACAGGGTTTCCAAATGCAAATAGAATGCCGCTAAAAAATCATGAAAATGTTCTGGTATTCTATAAAAAATTACCTAAGTATTATCCGCAAGATTTGATCTTATTGGATAAGCCAATCCAAAAGAAACAAATAAGAAAGATGAGGGTATTCGGCAAAAGAAATAATGAATCTTTAAATAATGTATATGTAAAGAAATATACTAACTATCCAAAGTCGATTATTGATTTTCCACGTGAGAGTAAAACGTTCCATCCTACACAAAAGCCAGTCGCTCTTTTTGAATATCTAATCAAGACATATACAAAAGAAGGGGATACAGTCCTTGATAATTGTATGGGTAGTTTTACAACTGCTATAGCATGTATTAATACTAACCGTAATTACATTGGTTTTGAGATGGAAGAAGAGTATTGGAAATTAGGTAATGAAAGAGTTAATAAACATATTGAATCATTAAAGCACTCTTAATGGGTGCTTTTTATTATGCAAAGAAAAAAAGCCCGATACGGGGCTAGATACTTTTCTTCATGCCACATTTACGGCATTCTCTTAAATAGATGAAATCTTTAACGGAACTTATGAATGCGGTATTGCCACAATTATCACAGCGACCACTGATTTTATCAGGATGTTCTGTGTATGTGTATATTTTGCTTAGATCGTACTTTTGTTCAGGTTGCTTATTCTCCATTAGTTTCACCTACATATCAATCTGAATTAATATAGCTTAAATATAATAACACGAGCATTCACATAGTGGGTGTTTTTTATTTTGGAGGAGGATGAAAGGGATGGCTAATAACAAATTAAAGATTAATATCGATGCTGATACATCTGAAGCACTAAAACAAATGAAGGAAGTAACTGAAGCTGCTAATGAATGTGTGGCTGCATTAGAGAAGTTGGAGAAGGTTATGGGTAGGTTTACTAATAAAGGTGAAATGCTAATTCAATTTGACGTGGTTTTAGATGGTAGAACAATAGCTGAACGAACTAATAAACTTACACGAGAAGAAATTCGAGCGAAACAGTTTTAATTAAATCAATAGCAATTAAGGAGTGAGGATAATTGGACAGCGTTTTAAACGGTAAGATTGCTGCACTTGGTCTTATACCTATTGATAAGAAAGCATACATTAAATACCTTAAACCTCTTGGAAAAGCACATAAAAAATCTGGAATAGATGTTCAATATTATAAGTTGTATGGTGAGAAACCTATGTTTTATTCTGTGGAATATCTGGAACAAACGCCGATAAAGGAATTATTGGAAAAAGATAAATGGAGAAAGGATTTAAGTGTAAGGGGTGAGGGTGATGAAGGATAATATTGAAGAACGATTAAAAGAGTTCTATGAATTATATAAAGCATGTGAATTGATTAGTCAATGGATTTTAGAATCATGGGAATGGATAAAAGAGATGGCTGAACTTTATATGCAATCTATTAATTGTGAATATGAACCAACAACACCGGAACAAATATACGGATATGTTAAACATAAAGTAATGAAGTCACAGGTTATAAATCGTAAGCCTAAATGCATTAGAGCAAGGACGGTTTGCTAAAAGGAGTGAGGATAGATGCAACTAACTAAGCTTGAGAAGGCAATTGTTATTGGTACAATCTTTTCTGCTATCAAAGCGAAAGAACTTAAAGAGTATGTTGATGTGGAGAAGTTACCGCCATTGATTAAAGAAATAGAAGCATTGTCTGATAACACAACACGTAAGGCAAAGAAAGAAGCTGATATAAGTTTAATTAGTAAGCTTATCCATTCATTCTTAGAAGAAAGTAAGGAGTGAGGATAGATGTGTAATGTTTCTAGATGTTGTTTAGTTTGTGACTATCAAATTAAAACCTATCAAGCGCCAGAAGATGAATATCAAGAAGTAACTGTTTGTCCGAAATGTAATGGTGCTTTTGTAGATATGTTTAAGTTAGGGAAGTACAAACAATCGGACGATATAAAAACTAATGAAGAACCGTTACTAACGGTTACTTTAACTAATATAGATGCTAAACCGATAGTTCATTATAAAGGGAAACAGATAGATAGAAAGTTACGGGTTGCATTCGATTGGGAATCACAATCGATAGATAAGATTAATCAAACGTACATTCATATTGAACATGTACCATCTGATAATAAGCGTTGCAATACTGAAATCATTCAGCATAATCATCCTATTGTGGAAGAACAGGTAGAGTTGTATCGGTTATGAAAGAATACAAAACCAAACAACAGAAGCGTAAGTTCTATGATAGCGGTGAGTGGAAGAGTACGCGCGAACAAGTAAAGAAGCGTGACAACTATGAGTGCCAGGAATGTAAACGAAACGGTCGAGTTCAAACAGATACCAATGAGTATAGTGAGAGTGCAAAGCGTAAGAAGATACAGCTCGTTGTCCATCATATAAAAGAACTAGAACATCATCCTAATCTTGCATTAGACATAGACAACCTTGAAACAGTTTGTGTGAATTGTCATAACAAAGAACATGGAAGAATGTACGAAAAGAAACAAAATAAATGGGAACATGATGAGAAATGGTGAAAATAAAACAAAAATAACACCCCCCCTTAAAATATTTCATCAAAATTTCGTCTTAGGGGCACCGGAGGAGGGGGTTAACTGTCAGGTTTTTTTCGAAATTACGCACGTAAGGGGGGGTGGGTAGATGGCTGTCAGTATTACAAAATTGAAAGAACAGCTGATGAATAGTATTGAAATTGCAGATTTAGTCGAGGTTGAAAAGGTAGAACGATATATTGACCTAGTTAAAGCTTTTAGAAAAATAAACAGAACTATCAATAAAGAAGGAGAGTCCGTCACAGTCAAAAACGGATCTCAAGTTTTTGTTAAAGCCCATCCTCTTATAAGTGAAAGAAATAAAATTAACAGTTCTTTAATTGCATTAGGAAGAGATATAAAATTTGTTTGTAAACCTAATATTCCAAAGGCTGGTTACAGTAAAAGTGATTTAACATGATTAAGCAAAAGTATGTGGAAGAATACATTGAACTTTATCGAAATGGAAAAGTAAAGTTCAACAAAGAAAGAGAACAGTTAATTGAATATCTAGAAGAATATGTTTTAAACAGAGACGATTTGTATTTTGATGATGAAATGATTGAGGACTGTATCAACTTTGGAGAGAAGTGGTATTTTCCGTTGCAGCCATTTCAAAAATTCTTAATAGCATTCGTCTTTTTATTTTATAAGAAAAACGGGCGCGTATTTTATCGTAAATTCCTGTGGATGTTAGGACGTGGTGGTGGTAAAAACGGTCTAATATCTGTAATTATTCACTTTTTGATTAGTGAATTGCACGGCATTCCAGAGTATAACATTTCCGTTGTTGCAAATAGCGAAGAACAAGCAAAAACAAGCCCTGACGAAGTTCATAAATGTATAAAAAAAAATGAAGTTTTACAGAGAGCTTTTAAAACAACTTTAACTCAAACTGTTTCAAAAGCTACTGAAAGTGTGCTGAAGTTTAGAACTTCGAACGGAGATACAAAAGATGGTCTTCGTGATGGTGCAGTTGTATTTGATGAAATACATCAATATGAAAGTAATAAAGATGTTCGAGTCCACATTAGTGGTTTAGGGAAAAAGAAAAACCCGCGAGAATTTTACATTGGTACAGATGGTTATGTCCGTGATGGTTTCTTAGATAAACAAAAAGAAAAGGCGATGAAAGTATTAAATGGTGAAGCGCGTCCCAATGCTGTATTTCCTTTTATATGCAAGCTTAATGATGAAAAAGAAGTTGATGATATTGATAATTGGGAATTAGCCAATCCTATGCTATCGCAACCATTAAGCGAGTATGCTGAGGGATTACTTGAAACGATAAAGGAAGAGTATGAAGATTTAGAGGATGATCCAAGCAACCGAGAAGAGTTCATGACAAAACGTATGAACTTACCTGTTACCAACTTAGAACGTTCCGTTGCAAAATGGTCAGAGATTCTTGCTACCAATCGTCCATTTCCTGATTTATATGCTCAAGAATGTATAGGAGCATTAGACTTTGCAAGTATTCGAGACTTTGCAGCATGTGGTCTTTTATTTAGACAAAATGGGGAGTACATTTTTAAAACTCATTCCTTTGTTCGAAAAGAATTTGTTGATATCTATTACGGATACTCTAAAAAAGCGGGTGAATTTAAAAAGCAGAAATTTGCTCCTATAAAAGAGTGGGAAGAGCAAGGACTACTAACTGTTGTGGATGAACCGACTATTAATCCTCAGCATATTGTTGATTGGTTTGTAGAAATGCGAGAACAATATGGGGTTAAAAAGATTATAGCTGATAACTTCAGAATGGAAGCAATAAGACCATTATTGGTAGCGGAAGGGTTTGAAATAGAAGTAATACGAAACCCAAAAGCAATTCATAGTTTATTAGCTCCGCGCATTGAAATGGCGTTTGCAAATAAACAAATTATATTTGATGATAATCCGCTAATGCGCTGGTATACGCAAAACGTGTTGGTTGTTATAAAGGGTGATGGAAATAAAATATATGAAAAGAAAGAGCCTGTTCGTAGAAAAACAGATGGATTTCAGTGTTTTGTTCATGCTCTTTATCGAGCAGATGAGATACAAGAAGCAACCGACTTCATACTAAGCGATATCAAATTCTAAAAAAGGGGGTGATAATCATTGGTTGGCTAAGTTCTGTATTTAAAAGAAATAAAGAGATGGAATTTATGCTTGATCTAGATTTAATTGCTGATACAGCGAACAGGGTTCATATGAAACGATTGGCAATTGATACATGTGTATCATTTTTAGGAAGAACAATTAGTCAATCTGAATTCAGAGTAAGACATGGTAAAGCATTTGAGAAGAATGAGCTTTATTATCGATTAAACGTAAGACCGAACAAAAATATGACTGCGAGTACCTTTTGGGAAAGATTTATTCGTAAACTTATTTATGATAATGAGTGTTTAGTTATACAAGCAGATGATGGTGATTTACTCATTGCAGATGGATTTCAACATAATGAATATGCTGTGTTTGAAGATAATTTTACCGATGTAATAGTAAAAGATTATACGTTTAAGAGAAGTTTTAAGCAAAGCGAAGTTATTCATTTGAAGTATCGAAATGATAAATTATCTCCACTTATTGATGGATTATTTGCAGATTATGGGGATTTGTTCGGTAGGATATTGAACTCTCAAAAACGTAAAAACCAAGTTCGCGGAACAGTTGACATGGATATGATTGGTGCTAAAACTGAGGAACAAATAACAAAGTTACAAGAATTCATAGACAACATGTATAAGGCGATAGGTACGAAAGATATAGCTATTGTGCCGCAACAAAAAGGGATAAAATACGATGAAGTATATAACGGATCCGCTAATGGGCCGAGTGTGGAAGAAATCAATAAAGTAACAAATGGTTTCTTAAATCAAGTAGCAATGGCGATGGGTATTCCTACTGCTTTGATTTATGGGGAAATGGCTGATGTAGAAAAGCAAACGAAAAATTATATGCTTTTCACAGTAAGACCGTTATTAAAAAAGCTATCTGATGAAGCGAACGTTAAATTCTTTGAAATGAGTGAATATCTTTCGGGGCAAAAAATTGAGGTTAAGGCTGTTTCCTATCAAAGTATATTCGATCTTGCGACAAGTATTGATAAACTTATTTCTTCAAGTGCATTTACAGGGAATGAAATTCGTTCAGAAGTAGATTATGAAGAGTCGGATGATCCAAACCTAAGTATCCATCATATTACGAAGAACTATACAAAATTAAATGAATCTGAAGGGGGTGAGAAATAATGGATCATGTGAATATGAATAAGCTTTTGAATTTAAAACGAGATATTCGTTTTGAAGCTAAAGGTGAAAATGAATACAAATTAACTGTTTATGGGTCAATTGGTGGATGGTTTAGTGAAAATAATGCTGAAGCAGTAAGAAGAAAAATTCAAGATGTTAAAGCAGAAAAAATTCACGTTCATATTAATTCGGGTGGAGGTTCCGCGTTCGATGGTGTAGCAATTTGTAATCAGTTAAAGCAGCATAATGCAGAAATTATAGTTCATATTGATGGTTGGGCAGCTAGTGCCGCATCAGTAATTGCAATGGCAGGTGATAAAATCATTATGCCTAGTAATACTATGATGATGATTCACCAAGCGAGTACCTTTGAATATGGAAATGCAGATCTTTTTGAAAAGACAGCACGAGATTTACGAAAGATTGATTCAGCATTAGCAGCATCCTATAAGAAACGTTTTGTTGGAACAGATGAAGAATTAAAACAACTTTTAAAAGATGAAACTTGGCTAACGGCAGAGGAAGCAGTTGCTCTTGGTTTAGCGGATGAAATTGCGGATGAAATTGAGATTGATGATACGCAAGAAGATGAAGAAGTGGAAGTTGTAGAAAATTTCAAAGAAGATTTAGTAGCTAAATATACGAAACAACCAAATAATCAAAATTCAAAAGAGCCTATTCAAGAACCTGTTAATAAACAGAATTTGAGTACGCTCTTTTTAAATTTAGGGGGAAAATAAAAAATGGTGATTAAATTCAATAATTTTGAAGAAAAGAAACTAGCTTTTGCGAAAGCGACACAGGAAGGTACACCAGAAGAACAAACAGCAGCATTAAATACCATGATTGAAGCGCTTGCTACAGATGTGCGAGTAGATATTTTAAATCAAGTAAATGAATCTATGGCAGACCGTTCTATTATGCAATCTCGTGGTTCTAATGTATTAACGAGTGAGGAAATGAAGTTCTTTAATGCGGTGGTGCAAGATGGTGGATTTAAGTCCACTGAAACGTTACCTAAAACAACTCAAGAACGTATTTTTGATGATTTAGTTGAAGATCATCCTTTCTTACAACATATTGGTTTAGAGAATTTAGGGGCAGTAACAGAATTTATTTATGGAGATCCAGAAGGTGCGGCAGTATGGGGACCGTTATTTGATGATATTAAAGGTCAACTAAATGCTACATTCCGTAAAGATAGCATTTCACAACTTAAATTAACGGCGTTTATTCCATTAGCAAACGACATGTTAAAACTTGGACCTGTATGGGTAGAACGTTATGTTCGTACAATGATTACAGAAGCAATGAAAGTAGGGCTAGAACGCGGATTTGTAGCTGGTACAGGTAAAAACGAACCTATTGGTTTATTAAAAGATCCAAGCGGAAGTGTTGTGAATGGAGTATATCCAGATAAAAAGCCAGTAGGCACTTTAACTTTTGAACCTGGTCGCAAAACAATCAATGAATTAAAAGGCGTAGTGAAATTACTAGCAAAAAAACTAAATGCGGATGGTTCAGATGCAGATAGACCAAAAAACATTGCTGGTAAAGTAGTGATGGTAACTAATCCGTTTGATACGTATGATATTCAAGCAAATTCGACAATCCAAAATGCAGCAGGCATATATGTGACTAGCCTACCATTTAATCCAATCCCTACGGAATCAGTGTTTGTACCACAAGGAAAAGTATTATTCTTTGTTAAAGGTCAATATGTTGCGGCGATGGGCGGCACAGAGCCAATCAAGAAGTATGAAGAAACATTAGCTTTAGAAGATGCAACAGTTTATATTGCTAAACAATACGCTACAGGTAAACCAAAGGATAAATATACTTCACAAGTTTACACATTGAAACTTGAAGAAGTAACGCCGCCAACACAAGGGTGATGTGAATGGATACAGTAATTGCAAATGAAATATTACAGCAATTCAAAGATAGGATGCGATTAGGTGATGATGAAGATGATAACCTAAGACGTATCCTTTTTGCATCCAATAAGGCTTTAATAAAAGACTGTGGATCGTATGACATAAACAAAGATGAGACGTTCAAAGAATTAGTATTTGAACGTTCTCGCTATGTTTATAATGATGCACTAGAGTATTTTGCTGAAAACTTTTTAACAGAAATTAATAGCTTCGGCATTCAAAAAGCTTTAGAAGAAATCAAACTGGACGGTGATTAATATGCGTCCTTTTCAGTATAAAAAGCC